TCTACGCCAAACGCAAAGTTAGCGGCTATTCGGTTGAAACGATTGTCGAAGTAACTTGCGGTCCTAAATATCCATACTAAGGAAACACCATGCAAATCGAATTAAGTATTGACGAAGTCAAAGAAGCCGTGGCCTTGATCTTGTCGGTCAAATTTAACCTGGACGTTAAGAAATCTAATTTCACTTACGACCTGGTTGATTTTGACGCACGGTTGTTTGGCCTTACTTGTGAAGTTTATGAAAAGGAAACGAAATGAAAAACATTGCCACCGCTTTGGTCAAAGCACAAAAGGCCTTTGGACCAGCTTTAAAGACCGCCACGAACCCGCATTTCCGTAGCCGATACGCTGACCTATCCGCTTGCGTGGAAGCTGTTATCGAAGCTTTAAACGACAACGGCATTTATTTGCTGCAGAAGAATTACGACTGCAACGATGGCGTAATGGTCGAAACCGTGTTTGTCCACGAATCTGGCGAAATGCTGGAAACTGGCATTGTCCACTTCCCCGCGGTTAAACACGATCCCCAGGGCTACGCTAGCGCTTTGACTTATGCCCGCCGTTACAGCCTTATGGCTGCCTGTGGGATTGCTCCAGAAGACGATGATGGCAACGCTGCATCCAAAAAGCCAGCCAGCAAAGTAAACGAAAAAGCTATGACGGACCACTTGGCTGCCATCGATGCCACCAGCAATAGCGAAGAGTTAACCGCAGCATTCCAGGCAGCGTTTGAAGCTTGCAACGGCGACCAGGCCTGGCAAGCCAAAGTTATGGCAGCCAAGAAATCCCGCGTAGAACGTGCAAAAAAGGAAAAAGCAAATGTCTGATATTGAACAACGCACCGAAGAATGGTTTGCTGCCCGCCTGGGCAAAGTTACCGCATCCCGCGTGGCAGATGTAATCGCCAAAACCAAAACTGGTTATGCAGCCACCCGCGGCAATTACATGACGCAGCTGGTGCTGGAACGTATCACCAAGACTAAGGCCGATAGCTTTACAAGCTCCGCCATGCAATGGGGTATTGACCAGGAAATTTTTGCCCGCGGGTTTTTTGAAGCTCAAACGGGTCAAATGGTCCAGGAAGTGGGGTTCATACCTCACCCGTTAATTGACATGGCTGGCGCGTCTCCTGATGGCCTTTTGGACGATGGCGAAGGCATGATCGAGATCAAATGCCCAGAGTCGAAGGGAATGATCGAAGCCCTACTAACTCAAAAAGTCCCGCAAAACTATTACACACAAATGCAGTTCCAAATGGCCTGTGCGGGGCGTAAGTATTGCCAGTATGTGGTGTTCGATCCCCGAATGCCGCCTAAAGCGCAATTGTTTGTTAAACGGGTAGACCGTGACAACAAATATATCGCGGAGATTGAAACGGAAATTGTGAAATTTCTAGCCGAAGTCGATGCCCAGGTCCAACAACTAAACGCAATTATTGATTCAAAATGAAAAAATCCTACGAAATTAAATTCCCCGCCCGTAACTACACAACCGCAGCTGGTGAAGAGAAAACCTTCTGGGCCGAACACGGTACGCTGTTTGTCGAATGTCCAGAAGGGACTGATCTGCAAAAGTTCACATTTAGAGTAAAAATGGATTCGATGCCCATTTCAAAAGAATATGATGGTTGGTTTCGCTGCTATGAAAAGAAACCACGCGAAGAACGCGAATCCAGGCCTGGTGAATATGAAGATATTAAATTCTAGGAACTGCCATGCTTGATCATCCAAGAGTTAGAAATAGCGATCCGATGACAAGCTGGGCCGCGGCTGGTTCTGCAAAGGACCTAGCCAAAGCCCATGCAGCCAAGATCGTGCAATGTCTTATAAAACACGGCAGCCTGGGCAAAGATGGCATCGCCCACCATACTGGCCTGGAGTCCATGCAAGTCGCCAGGCGGCTGCATGAACTGGAGAGGGAAGGGGAAATCTGCTTGACGGGGAACGTGGTTAAGTCAAAATCTAATCGCCTAGAACGTGAATGGCAGATCGCACCAATCCAACGGGAGCTAATATGATCGAAAGCATACTAACCATTATTGTGCTGCTAATGGTCGGCGCTTGTGCTGGAGTCGGCGTTTTAATCGCCGTACTCTGGTTCAGTATGGATAAAGATTAATGCTTTTCGTATTCTTCTTTAGACAATAGGCCAATCTTATATTTGCCTTCTGGTCTGAAGATTGTCAGCTTTTGCCCGCGCATTTCAGGCGCAAAGCTTAGATGTGTCCAGGTCGCATATTCGTGTATTAGCTGGTCAAATTGGATGCCCGCCGCTTCGATGGCCTTGCACACCGCCAAAGGGTTGCCAAAGTCTTTACAAACAAAATCGACCGCCCACCCGTCCATGTGGCTGGAAATCTTACTACCCCCGACTGCGACATTTACTTCTGGCAGCCGCAACCAGGAATTAACGTGGATGGACTTACCCAATAGGGCGCGGACCTTTTCCATGCCTTCTGCAGCCTTTTTCATGTTCTCCAGCTGCTGCTCGTTTGGCTGGTTATTAATCCCCAGGCGCGTAGCGGTTTCGGATGCCGTGGCTTCTTCCAGGCTAAAGTGTTCGGATAGGTTCATTTCTTTTTCATCTCCGCTAGTTTTTCAACGGTGCGTCCGCCGAAGTATGCGCCCATGATCAACATTCCCCATTGGCCTAGCAAGGTGACGTAAGCTTCATTTGCGTTTAGGCCAAAGGCGCTCATCATGGCAAAAAGGAAATAGCCCACAAAAATTGCAACCAAGCTCATGGGGCGGATGTTTTTAGATAACCAGGAATCGCTGGACATATCAGCGTCCCAGCGCTTGGACACGTTGTTGTCTTCGTTGATCATTGCACCAGCTGCAACCTTTGCCATCTCCAGCTCTAGCTCTGCAATTTTTTGAGCTGCAGCTGGATCACCCGCAATAGCTTTTGCGACAGCATCCACGGAATCAGAAACGCCAAGCTTAGCAGCCAAAACGGTAACAGCAGCGCCACCCAAAGGACCAGCGACAGCAGTTGCCAGCGTGGGTGCGATACCCTTGAGAATATTGAATAGTTCATTCATTGCCTTGCCTTTCAATTAATCGAAGTCTTCGTTCTATCTGCTTTTCTTTTTTTTCGATCCTGATTTCCGCCTTTTGTATCTTGATCCACATCATTATCAACACGGGCGAAATGATTAGGACAATGGTTAGCATCACGCAAACCAGGATTAGAACCCCTCTATAAATGAATTTATCCATAGGGCATAAAGCCAAGAAACAATGATTAGCACCACGGCCACGCCAATGACTAATTCCACTTTTTCTTGCCTAAACCTTTCGCGTTGATAAGCTTCTTTTTGCCTTCGGATTCTAATTTGTTCTTTTCGCTTCTGCTGTTCCGCCTGGACCTTGGAATAGATGTTGTTGTAGTTGTCCCAAAGCGGTCCTAATTGGTACGGCACACTAGCCCCGCGCATCATGCCTGAGAGCTTTACATAGGCCTGGTCCAGCTCGTTTTTGTATACGCTTAGCTCCAATATGTCTTCTGGGTTAGGGTCGGCGCTGCGGAAAACTTCTTCATACTTGATTTCCACATATTCGGTCAATTCTTTGTGGTGACGGAAAAAAGCCCCTAAGTGCCCAATAAATTGCTGGACGATTTCTGTTTCGTTGGGGATATGGGTTGTGTAGGTTTCCTTCTTTTTCGCCAAAGGCTTTGGATCAGATACGGGCGCGTTGGCTTTAGAACCAAACAATCCCGCAAAAAATCCCCATATTCCTTTGACTTCTTTAACAATTGTTTGGGCATCGTCCGTGGCCTTTTTGATCTTTTGGACCGCCACTTTGCCTTCGGATAAAGCTTCGCAGCAGTAATTGATCCCATCATAGGCCAGCTGCATGGCCTTAAATGCCGCCCCAATGGTTAGCGGATCGAACACATCCTAAAGGCCAAAAATCTTCTGGATAAACGTGGCTGCCACGCCTGGGCCTAGTAAAACGCAAACCATTACCCCATAAAGAAGATATTCGATCTTGGTCATGCGCTTTTCACCCACCGCCAGGGATTGCTCAATGTTTTTATACCGTTCGGCGCAAATGGCTTCGTGGACCGCGATCCTGGTTGCAACGTCTTCCATGTTAGGCCTTCATAATGTAGGCTAGGGCGTAATAAGGATTTAACACGCTAAACGATGTACCAGAACCAGTAGATGCGTTTGTGGTAGCTACGGTAACGCCCGTAGTAGAACTATTAGTTCCGCTTACAGTTATGTAGTTAACGCCAGTATTAGTACCTTGCCAACCAGATGCGCCAGAGCTTCCCAAACCCGTCATGGTAGAACCAGCGCTAAAAGCCAGCGTGTGGGTGTGACCAGGATCGGTGACAGTAGAAGTCGCTGTGTGCGTGTGTGCTGGCAAGTTATTAGTAACTAGCGTTGCAGTAGTAGCTCCACCCGTGGCAGCCACCGCATAAGTTGATCCAGCGCCAACAATAAATTTATCGCGCAGATCAGGTGTTCCGTTTGTGCCATCGCACAAATACCAGCCCGTTGGCACACTACCAATTGATCCATACCAAAGGGAAATTACGCCCAGAGGAATAGTTGTTCCCGTGCTTGTAACAGTTACACCAATAATTCCATAAAGGTTATCGTAAGTGCCCAGGGTTGTACCCGCGGATGTCTTCAAAACAAACTTGTAGTTATAGCCATAGGTCAACCAAACCTCATTGTCCAAGCGACCGCTTGAATTTAAAACGATAGGGTTAGCGTTAGCGACCGTGGCATTAATGTCGGTGTAAGTCGCCAACGGGGTGCTAGAACCAGCCTGGTAGGTATACAACAAACCGCCATTTAGCGGAACGCCGTTGTTATCAAAAAATTGTTGAGCATTGCCGATTGGCGAAAGATTGACTGCCATGTTTAATCCTTATTGGTTTTGACGTTCGTATTCAAGATTTCTCTGGCGGATAGCTTGGTCTGCAGCTGCAGCGCCAGCCAATCCAGGCCGTTCAATAAAATTACGAATAGGTGTTGTCGCTGGGGCTGCGGCTGGGTTTACCGCTTGTTGAATTAGATCACTAGCGCGTGACCGTTGGTTAACGTCTTGCAGCGCCCTAGCACCCCAGGCCACACCAGGGAATTTAATCGATGCCACATTGGTCAATAGCTCATTAACCATACCCGATTTGACCGTGCCCTGGATTAGGTTGGCTGCAGCCGATGCGGTGTTGGATCGGTTAACCGCAGCGGACACGGGTTCGACTAGGGCATTTTCCGCAACTTTGTTTAATTGTCTTAAACCCGTTATTTGTTCGGGCGACAAAAATCTTTTTAGCCGTTGTTCCGATGCGTCCGACAAAAAAGCTTTTAACTGAGCCTGGCTAAACCGTGCGTTTTCATCGCTTACATTACCGACCACGCGCTGTTTAATAAACCGCATTACGTCATTTCTGATTTGCCCAAGCGCTTCGGGATTGTTGGCTTCCAAATACTTGGTCATGCGCGAAATTTCGTCCACATTGCCATTTAGGATATGGTTTTGCACAAACTTGTCGGGTTCTTTACCCTTCATTAGATCGCGCAGCGCGGGAATGCCTTCAATGGTTTTAAACCGTTGGGAAGCTGCATCCCTGGCAGCGCGGGCAGCTGCTCCAGCTTCACCAGGCAAATTAGCGCCAGCTTCACGGATTGCGTTGTTAAGGGAATTCCTTAAATCATCCAGGGCATTAATCGTGCCCTTGGTTTGCTTGGAAGGATCGTAGTTTCTATTAATGACTTTGATTAAATTTTCAGCGTCATCAATAGTGGTAACTTTTAATTGCCCACCCTTCATTAAACCCAAAGCATCTAAATTGTTTCTAACGCCTTGTGGAATTTGATCTGCACCAAAGTCTTTTAAAACTTTGGCATAGTCTTGCGCCAAACCCTGTAATGGCACATCAATGTTTTTGCCTGTGCTGTTTTTGTAAGCGGTGTATGCGTCTCTGACAATCTGCGCTTCCGCTTGGTCTGCCTTACGCAAAGCATTTTTTAGCGTGTGACCGCTGGTTGTTACGTCTTGGCCTATCTTTGCCCCAAACGCATCCAGGTTTTGAATTAGCGCAGAATTTTGTTTTTGCAGCAGCGCTTGGATTGGTTCGCCAGTACCTTGGATTCCGCGAAGATTTTGTTCTACCGCGTATTGCATGGGGTCACGGGTCAATTGACCGCGCAGCATTGGCACGGGAACTGGTAGGCCATTGGCCTGGGAATAGTTTTGCGCGAACTGCTGGAAGCTTTTAACGTCACCAGTTTGCAAAGCATTTCTAGCCTGGTCTTTTAAACTATTAAAAAATTCGACTGGTACTTTGCTGCGATCAATGCCAGCTTGCATAATTACATTGTCGGCTGCTTCGTTTAGCTGTGATGGGTGAATTGCATTGCCATATTTGGCTTTTACAAAATCAATTCCTTTTGCCAAAGCGCCGCCCAAGGCATGAAAAGAAGCCCCAGCCACGCCGCCACCAGTGAAACCAATTAATCCTTGTTTAATTTTTTCGGTGTCAAATGATTTTGTTTCGTCCGCAACGGGGGTTGTCAAAATGTTTCCGACCATACCCTGGAAACCCGACTTGCCAATTGCGCCAATTAAAGATTCCGCGGGCTTTCCAGCGGGAATGAATTTGTTGATTGGATTGGCTAAGAATCCCGTTACTTCACCCGCCAACGCGGTTTTGGGTGACGTTTCTTCAATTGGTTTAATTACCGATTCAGCTTCTTTTGCGCCTTTTGTAGCACTTGCCACAATAGCGTTTCGTTGTTCATCGGAAAGGCCAGGAAAATACTTACCCACCAATTCCTGGACCGCGCTAACTGATTTTGAAATTGTGCCCGCAGCCACATTACCAAATTCCCCCAGCTGGCGCGAACCAGGCACGGATTCGATTAATTGCTGCGCCGCTTGTTGTGCGGGGGTTTTTGGTTCAAACATTCGCTGCACGGTTGGCTGGCCTGTTTGAAGATTTTGGAAATTAACTTCTTCCCTTGGAGCTGGCGCTTGCATTTGGTCGCGCATTCCTTCCACGGTTGGAGCTTCTGCAGCTGGCACATTACCAGTTTGGGGAATACCCAATGATTGCCGCATATTAGCTACGGTCGAGCTTGGTTGCGATACGGGCATTAGCTCCACATGGACGGGGTCTTTTGATCCGTGTGGACGGTGTAAGCCAAATCTGTTTAGGAATTCATCGGGCACATTTGCAGCCACATCCACCGCATTGCCAAATTCGTGTTGGCTTTTGCCTGGCGGGGCTACAAGATTGGGGTTAGTTCCGCGGGTGTTATATAGCGCTTCTTGTTCCGCACGGGTTCTAACTGTGCTGGTGATTGGCATATCTTTGCCATATACACGGCGATATTCCGCCTTCGCTTCTTCCAGGCGATCGGCTAGGTCGGTGTTTAAACCGCTAGATGGTGTAGTGGTAGCCGCTGGCATTCCCAGCGCCTTCCGCATATCGTTTACTACATCCATTAACGTCTCCTGTTTAGGCTAGCCATAAATGCTTTGTAACCCGCCAAATCTCCGTTTGATAAATAATCATAAGCTTGAATTTTGTTCAATAGCTTTTCTTGTTCAACCAAGCTAATGTTATTTTCTTTAGCATACTTCTTTAAATCTTTGCCTTGTTCAAAAGCGCTTTTAAAAGTTAATGCTTTCATATCAAAAGCTTCATTGAATGCCGTATCAAATTCGGGTTTGACGTATTGCTTAACTGGGCTTTTCTCTATTGCTTTGTCCAGGCCAACGGAATAGTTGGTAATGTTTTGCAACAAAGGGCGCAGCTGTTCCATTGATTTAATAATGGCGGTTGGGTTCTTTTCAGCACTTGCCAAAGATGATTGGGCGGCTTCCAGGCTAGATGCAAACTTACCGCCAAGGGCAGCGTTCTTCTGAATTGCTAAATCATTAATTGTTTTAGAAATAATGTCTCGCGCTGCAGCAGCCATTTCGTCAGGCTTTGATCCAGCCACGTTACCCAAAATTGATTGCAAACCTTGCCTGGCTTCTGAAAACTTACCAGTTTCCGCCATAGGCAAATACTTCAAAATAGTGTCGATGTTCTGCAAACCGACTTTGGCTGGCTGAACTGAACCCCTACTTTCAATTGCTTGAGCTAAATATGCTTTGCCAGTATCGGGAGATTCGCCCGCTGGGATACGCATAATTGCGTTTGGATTAGCGGCTGGTGCAGCGGCTGGCTGCAATTGCTGGCGCATTTGGGTAACGCCACCAGGTTGTGCAGCTGCGCCTGGTTGTGTTCCCGCTGCGGGCATGGGTGGCGGGGCTGGCATTTGATTTTGCGGCACATTTCCTTGGACCGTGGTTTGTCCAACAACACGCCCGTTTGCATCTTTTACGTTGAAAATTGGGTTGTTGTTTATATCAACTTCGCCAGTTGCTTCCATGCGTTGGCCTGGACCTAATTGCGAACTGTAAGGCGTTCCTGGCAATACTGTGCCGCGGGGCTGCGCTCCAAATTCACCGCCTTGCACTTGATAACCACCCGCGCCAGTTGATATTGGCACACCACTTGGCTGAATTGCGCTAATTCGTGTGGCTTCATCTGCGCCTTTTAATAGTCGTTCTTTAAAAAATGTACGAACACCAGCTGGATTTTCGTCCGCCATGCGAACGTAAGGCTGCAGCAATTGGAAGGCTTGTTCTTGCGGAATGCCTTGTGCGTTAGCCACATCCATGCCGTTTTGAATAATTAATTTTTTTAATTCGTCTTTATTGATCGAAGTAGGGTCTTTTTCGGCAGCAACAATCAATGGGTTATTGATCATTGAAATTTGACTATCTGCAATTTCTTTAAATTTCTTTTGATTAAACCCAAATTGGTCGGCTTGACTTTTAATTTGGCTTTGTTTTACTTGTTCTTGCGATAATGAAACCGCTAAAGGATTTGTTCTTTCAGCTTGTTGGTAAGCTTGCTCACTTGTGCGAAGCGCTTGTGCGCCGCGGGCGGTGTTAATCATGTCCGCAATAGACATGACTTGCGGCCCTTCGTACATTTGCGGGGGATTGCTAACGTATGTTGCCATGTGGATTCCTTATAGCTTTAATTGAATGCCTTGTGCGCCACCCATGTAATCTGGACGGGCAGCGCCAGTAATAGGCATAGCAGCACCGCCACCGCCGCCACCGACATAAAACGCGCTATAAGGTGATTGTTGACCACCAGGTCCGCCCATATAAAGCGGCAAAGTTCCATAGTTAGCCATGCCTTGTAAGGTGTTGCCGTAGGCCTTTGCTTGTCCAGTAATACCCGCGGCTTCAGCGTTAGCAGCTCCAATTTGCGCCGATCCAATGGTTTGGCCCGCACTTGTGGCAGCATTTGCAGTTGTTCCTGTGGCACTTAAGCCCATGTCGGCAATGCTTTTTAATCTGTTAAAAATGTTTGTTTGATTAGCTGTGTTGCGTCCAAAAGCTGCGCCAAATTCCTGGGAAGCTTGGCCTTGGGTGTAATCTTGCATTCCTTGCATAGCGTTTCCGCTTACAAGGCCGCCACCACGGTTATATTGATTCTCTAAAGCTTTTTGGCCTTGCGCTAAACGGAACTGATAGCCTGGATCGATTCCCTGGTTAAAGTCTTCTGCCGTATAAGCTTTAGTCAGCTCTGGCATTCTTGTCATTAATTCTTTTAATGTGGTTTGGCCTTGTTCACGATATGGGGCAAGGTTTCGATTGGTAATGTCGAACATTTCCCGATTGGTATCCGCCGCATAGCGCATTCCAGCCGCAGATGTAGCCGCCGCATCTTTGGCAGCTTGCGCCCCCATATATCCAGCCGCTAACGTAGCGCCGCCACCTACAACCGCAACAGTTACCCAAGTCATTTATTTACCCTCCAAGGCTTTAACCTTGATGTTATTAGAAGAATCGTACAAAGCCAATTCGTCTGGTTCTATTAACTCTTTTTCGATCTTGTCCAAATCTGTTTTATTCGTCTTGTGTACGGTGATGCCAACTGCATCCGTAACCGCCATAGTCACCCGTTTTGTCCCAGCCTTGCTGCACAACACATCGCCAGCATTCAAAGTGACCATGCCTTTTTCGGACCAGGCAATGATTTGCCCCTGGGCACACATGAAAAAGTGATCCTTTTTGTGGACCTTGCCGACAATGATTGTTCCAGCTTTTCTAAATACTTTTCGACAATACATTCCTTGCGAAAAGTAGTGTTCGGTTTGCAATTCTGCCTGGGGCATTTTAGCCATTTCATCTTGCAACCGCAGAATTTCTTCACGGGTTGGAATGTGATTTTTGACTAATTCCAAATTCATTGGTTGTAATATGGCACTTTGTAGGCCACCCCGTTTACGGTTACATTCATAAATCCAGCGGGATTAGCTGGCAGCGTAGCCGATCCAGCGGTCGCCGTGGTCGCGCTGCTGAAGTTCAATAAGTTAATAAAGAACTGCTGCCAGGCACGGGTTGGACGTTTGGTTTGTCCGTCCAGGAATTCCGATTGTGGATAGGGCTGCGTTTGTGGGTTGGGTAAAAGTGCCATTAGTTTTCCCCAGCTGTCATTTTGAGATTAGCCGAAATGATCACGGCCTTCACGGGATCGGACACGGTCACCTCAAAGATTCGATCCCTTGCCGTGCCCAGCCGCCGCCAAATTGCGCGGTTTGTGTATTTGCCGATTTTGCCTATGGTTGTCCAATGTTCGTTAGACCAGGTAGAACCGCCATCACTTGACCAGCGAAGCATAGCCTGGGGATCGTCACCCTGGCCCGTGCTTAATCCAACGCCAGGCTGGAACTGCAGCTGCAGCTCTTCAAAATATTGTCTTTGTAAATCCGTGGTTAAATGGACGGCGCGGCGTAGGCGTTTAACGTTTTGCCCGTCATCGGTGTAAACGTTGCGGTCTAAGTGGTAAATCTTGCCGTTGGAGTAATCCCCGACCAAAACATAACCTTGGAACACCGCAGCACAATTACCGCGGCAGCGCTCATATTGGCCCAGGTTGTTCGTGTATAGCCATTTGTGCCACATACCCGTAGCAATGTCAAAACACCAGGTTAACTGAAGGGTTGGGAAGCTAATCACATAAACTTCGTGGCCTTCCAGCTGGTAGGTCCAGGCCACCGCATCGGTAATGGTTTGCCCGTTTAGGCTGTTTTCTACCGCGTGGGTTGAAATCCTTTGCGGGACATATCCGTTCATTTGAACGATCTGGGCAGTTCCGCGGTTGTTCTTTGATAGGTATGCAAAAGAATTTCCCAGGCGGGCAACGCTAAACGGCGCAACAATGCCATGCTGGGTTGAAGTGCCTGGAATCCTAGAAAACGGAAATGGGCTTGTGCCCTGGTCGACCCAAACTTCGCTGGATGTTTCACCCAGCAAATAGATTTCGCGGTGATCCACAATTAGCGTCACCAGGTCGTCAGGTGCGCCATCTTTGCTAGAAAAGTTAGTGCTGCCAGAAATAGGGGATAAAACGTTCGAACACCCAAATTGTTGGGTATCTGGTCGGTTGTAAACAAAATAGTTGTCCACAATGTCCACGTTTGTGCCGCCCGTAAATGCCCCGTCTGAGCTTGGCAGCTGCGAGAAATTAAGGCCGTATAGGGTTGTAGAGCTTACCGTTTGGCTTGCGCTTACGGTGTAAGTTCCCGCTCCACCCGTTCCAGTTCCCAGGGCGGTAATGATGGTTAGCGCCGTGACACCAGTTCCCTGGATGGTTTGACCAACATATAACGTTCCGCTTGCGACCGCTGAAACCGTTAAAGTTGTTCCCGATATTGAACCCGTCACCCTTGCACCCACCGCGGTGCTGTTCATTTGGCGGCTAGCGACCGATTGGGATAGGTTGATTGTGTATGTGCCAATTCCGCCAGTTCCCGTGCCCAGCGCTGTAATGACGGTTTCAGAAGTAACGTTCACACCGAAAAGGGATTGCCCCGCTGCAATTGTGCCGTTTGTAATCGCTGTAACTGTTAGGGTTGTACCCGATATAGAACCCGTAAAAACGGCTGCAGAAGGGCTGGAAATTCGCCAGGTATATCGGTTAGTCCCGTCCACGATATAAGCGTTAATGCCGTTATCCGTGATTCCTACGCGCCCTGTTGTGGTGTTGAGCTGCCCAACCAATGTCGGGACAAAAATGGATGTTAGGACGTAGACATAAGGCCCACAAACCGCCACCATAAAGCTGCCACCAGATAAGGTGACCATGCCGCGGACTTCTTGTTGATTCTGGAATAGGACTAGGGAAGACAAACCAGGCGTTGGGTATAGCGCAGCCACACCGCGATCGCCCTGGGGCTTAGTTGGGTCAACTTCGGGAAAGAAATTGATACATTCCTGGGCATCCTGGTAGATCGATGGCGCTTCGTAAGAAGCCCCAACAAAGCCAAAGTCAGGCATTATCTAAATCCCCCGTCCATGATAAAGCCAGCGTCTTTAGCTTTGCCCATCAATAGGGAATCGGGATAACGGGCCACTTGTGGCGGCTTCATGTTTGTGCGCTTGATTGTGGCCTTGGCCTGGGCAGAAAATGAATTGATCAGCGTTATTTGCGTAGCGCTGGCTTTGCCATACATCGGCATTAAACGTTCCGCCAAACACCACCGCATAGCCATGTTGTAGCCCTGGGGTAGCGTGATGGTTTCGTAATAGTTCTGAAACGTGCGGAAAATCGTGCTGGCAAACAAGTGCAGCTCACCGCTAGCGGGGTTCGGGAAAACGTACAACGTTCCCAGAGTTTCGCTGGGTTGGTAGTAGACCATCTTGGCCCACGGTCCATTTAGCTGCTTGATGCCCAAGGATTCGTATTCTTCCAGGCTGAGAATAGCCACGGGGTAATCCAGGTAGCCACCAGCCACGTTCGATCCGCCTTGCTGGGTTGCCACACGCACGAAGGCCGATTCGATTGTCAATGGGCGCTCGTAATAGGCCGTAATCGTGGTGCTAGAAACCGTTTGGGAGCTGCTGACGGTATATGTGCCGCCTTCGTTTACGTTGCCACCAGCGCCTGTATTAAAGCCCACAATGGTCGTTCCCGCGGTAATTCCCGATCCGCTTAGAGTCATGCCCATAGTGATCGCGCCAGCTGTAACGCCGTTAGCTGGGACTGTTAGGGTTGTGCCTGAGATTGATCCTGTAAAAGTTGCCCCGACCGATCCGCCTGGTCCAAGGGTGTATTGCACGGTATTTTGTACGGTCTGAAAAATGATTTCGGTCTTGTAGAAGACCATCATGTTTTCGTTGGACCATTGGGCGCACAAATCGTTGAGCATATCGAATGCGTCCTGGGCAGCATCCGCGGACGGGCTTTCCCCAGCTTCTAGTGCGCCAATATCCTTCAGCGATCGGGTAATTATGTCGTAGGGGGTTGTCATTTTTGGCCCTTAAAACTTGACTTTAAAAACCTGATTTCCCCAAGGCAAGTCATTGTTTACCCCTTTTTTGATGTAGTCCATTTGGCTTTGCAGCTGTGATTTTATTGAATTTACACCGTCTTGTGTTGTTTCTTTTTCGATCCATTCAGCTACTTCGCTTTGTTTGACCTGGTCAAAAGGAGTCTTAATAGTTTTGTCTTTAAACCACCAATGGCCTTCGGTTTCCACAATGTCGCCATTGTCTTCAGCGGTCACATGATATTTTGCGTGGGTGATCGCGCCATCTTCGGATGTGATTTCTGAAATTTTCCAGATAAATACGGTCATTTAGGAAACTCCTCTTTTACTGCTTGTATAGCCGATTTCCATGCATCAAAACCTGAGTGATACAGAATGTCTAGTTGGTCTGGGATGCTTGGATAGGCTTGTTGGCGTTTGGCTATGTAGGCATGAGCATCTATGTAGGCTTGAACCACGGATTCGTCATAGGTAACGGGATTGCCTTGAGCGTCAAAAGCATCGTCACCACGGATAGTAACGACATTGCTATGTGTTGCATAAATTGCTTGATGTTTCATGCCGCAATCTCCATTAGGGTAATTGTTGATACTCCTCCGCTTGCATTTATTTCTACTGTTCCACCACCACCATTTATAGCGTATTGAACTTTATATGTAATTGCAGAAGTTGTAGAAGGTGAATCTAAATAATTTGTACCAACAGAGCCAATATAATTTGCAGTTATAGTTGCTGTATAACCTAATTGTTTTGAAAATTCAATAATTTGAGTTGATGCTCTTACGATATTAAATTTAGCATAAGGTGCTGTTCCACCATTTTTTCCAGCATCTGCAATATCAACTAAAACAAGTATTTTGCTTGTGGAGGAAGATGGAGTAATTGATGCAGTTAATCCTGTATCTACATAAGTTGTTGATGTCGTGCTAGAACCAGTACCATAAGTAGCATTAACCACTTGCAACACAGACCCCGTAGGCAATCTAGCCTTACCTAAAGTTCCACTAGAAATGTTAGATGCGTTAGTAGCAGTAGATGACTGCGTTGTTGAATCATTAAATGTTAGGCCATTTGTGCCATCTACGACAAAAGTCATATTACTGCCCTTCCAAAGCCACCACACGGGCGGTTAGTGCGTTGATTGTTTCGGCTTGTTGGTCGTTTATAGCCTTGAGTTCTTGGATAGCTTTGGTGAGTGTGGCAACCAAATAAGAAGTGTCCACGCCTTGATACACAGGATTACCGTCAGCATCTACCGCATCTTTTTCACCAGTTACACAATCTGGCACAACTTCCGCTAATTCATGGGCAATGAAACCTTGTCCGTCTACGCCATTAGATTTCCACTTCCAAGTTACAGGCTTTAATGCTGATACTGCATCTAACGCCCCCACCATTGGGACAATATTTTCTTTAAGTCGGTAATCAGAAGATGTGTTGTATGTGGTGTTTGTATTGCTTGAGTTACCAATGCTTCCAATTACTGTAGTAGAAGAGTTAGTACTATAGAAATTAACCATAGTTCCAGCATCACCACCACGGCTTATACCTAAACAAACACTAGAAGAACCACCAACTGTAGGAATATCTACAATCCCCCTTGCTGAACTTCTTGCTGTACTCATAAGCAAGTTACCGCTAGAGTCCATACGCATACGCTCTGTGCCTGTGGTGGTCGGCAAATTTTGAGCGCCAGTTTTCCACACAAAACCACCAGTATCTGCGGCAAAGAAAAGACCCGTTGCATTAACAGCCATACCCGCAGAACAAACACCAGTAGATGTTATTCTTAATGTTGCGCCAACAGTATCCGCAGTTCCCTCTACTTGAACTTTTGTCTCTGGAGAAGTAGTGCCAATCCCTACATAACCAGAGGAGTTGATACGCATCTTTTCACCATTGTTTACTTGAAATACAACAGGACTATTAGTACCACTTCCAAAGTAAGCCGTAGAAGAATCTACCGCAGTAAGTGCTGTTGTGGTGCTATTTCTTAAATAAGAATAAGTTGTTCCAGAACCAAGCACGTCAAACTTTGAAGTTGGCGAACTCGTACCAATCCCCACATTACCAGAGGAGTCGATACGCATACGCTCTGAGCCAGCAGTAACATTAGAACCACCTGTGCGAAACACTAAATCTGCATTTGCCCCAGAAACAGACTGTGCTTCCATGCTTACATTACTTTGAGTGCCAGCAGAATTTTTAGCGGATGCCATGTAAATAACCGAACGACCATTAACAGCATCGGTACTTTTTAGTATTTCTGTTAAATCGGCTACAGAAGAACTTTCTACATGAAGTTTTGCAGATGGCGAAGTAGTACCAATACCCACATTGGCGCTAGTATCAATTGTCAGTGCGGTTGTTCCATTGGTTTGTAATCCCAGTATTGCCGATGTATCAGCGGTCTGGACAAGTCCCGAGCTGGCGCTGGCATTTATAAACGTAGTCATGTCTTATCCTTGTGTTGGCTCATCTGCTGGCAAAGGCGTATTTCCCGCCTCAAGCCATGCTAAATATTGCTGGTAATCGGTGTTAGCGGGGTCGAATGGGATATATGCGTTATCAGATAGACGCAAAATACAATCCACATTATTAAAACGATTATTAATTAGTTTATACATTTATAACTCCGCAGATGCCGTGTAAACAGTTACAGGATTTGTTGCCGCATAAATTGCCGTAGCAACACCAGCCGCCCATCCACTTGCAGTATATGAACCAGCAGAAATCCTAAATCCATTAGGAGTTATGGAAAGCACAGTATGTGAACCGATTACTGCGGGAAATCCTCCAGAGGCTGTTAAAAATGCAATATTTCCCGTGGAATTACCAGCAGGTGCAAGTGTAATACTAGGGCTTGTTCTCATTTGTTGAATTAACATTACTGGCGCAGTTGCAGAATTTGAATTATTTACATTTGCTGAAACACATTCTTCATATCTTGAGTAAGATTGAAAATACCTCTGACATAACTGCAACTCAGTACCATATGGTCGGTAATCAAAACTCGTTGCTGTTGAGCCTTTTTCTAGTTGTACGCCTGTTATGTAGAAGGTTGCACCGTTTGTGCCTACTACGCTTGTTGCGCCTGTGGCTGATTCTTTTTCACTAGCCACCCAAGCACCAGCAGTTCCACTTTGAGTAGAGCCAGCACCAAGGCTAAATGAAACATTAAGTCCTGTGCTGTTAGTTGTTAACCAAGTTCCTGTGGTATCGCCAGCAATCGTTACTGATTTTTGTTCCCAAGTGTTTGCGGATGAAATTGTGTAACTATAAGGATATGACCTATTAAATGTGTTGTTGTTTAAAGAACCGCCAAAAGTACCTGTTAAAGAACTACGCACCCAAAATGACAATGTAATTGTTTGAGCATTTGCTGTACCAAATCCTAAGTCAGCAACATTAAAACCTTCAATTGCTTGCCTAACATGAAAAAAATCAGTAGCAGAAACTGAATACGCAGAAGTTGAAGTGCATCCAAGATAATAGGAAAATCCTGCTGGCGGTGTAATTGAACCAGCATTTTGTTGCATAGTAAATTTTCCGTTTGCAGTAGCAACACACTTCCATCTATCAACATCATAAGTTCCATCATTTGCAGTAACACTAGCCCCCGCATTACGCTGGTCTATCACCATCGCACCATTGATGATGCGGTTCTTAAAGCCATAAAGACCAGACGAACTCACACCATCCGATGTGGTCATTAAGTCAGCGTTAATCGTGCCGTATGCCATGTTTGTCCTTACAAAACTAACCAGCGTTGACCGCTAGAAACAGTTATCGCCTGACCACTTGCAATAGTGATGGGGCCTACCGAAAAGCCATTGTTTCCACTTGCTATTGTGTAACTTGCGCTTACTGTTGTGGAATTCAAGTTAATACCGTTTGATGCAATTTGAACGGGCGCTTGCAGCTCGCCTTTGCTTGGGTTGTATTGCAGCTTGGTCGAACTGACGTATTCGGTGCTTACCGTGCCCGTAGTCGCATTTGCAAACAAGGGATAGCGGACCGCGTTTGTGGTTGTGTCGTCCGAAATAGTAACTGCCGTGCCCGCGGTCGCCCAGGTGAAGGCCGAGCCACTCCAGGTTAGCGCGGTGCTGCCTGTGGTTGGAGCTACAACAAACGCGGTTGCACCAGCTCCAGTTTGATACGGGATTTGGTTAGCCGTTCCGCCAGCCAGGTTCGTGGCTGTCGTTGCACTTGTTGCACTTGTTGCGGTTGCTGCGTTTCCACCGATCGACAAACTGGCTGCAGTTCCAGTTAGCCCCGTGCCCGCGCCCGTGAAGCTGGTCGATGTAAACACGCCCGTAGAAGGGTTAAATTGCAACTTGGTTGAGCTGACATATTCGGTTGATAGGTTGCCCGTGGTCTGGTTGGCAAACAGCGGATAACGTGTGGCTGCCGTTGTTGTGTCATCCGTGACGGTTGCATAAGTTACTGGCGTTGACCAGGTCGGCGCACCAGCTCCGCCCGAAGTTAACACCTGGCCCGATGTTCCCGCGGTTAGGAAAGAAGTCGCCCCCGATCCTGATTGGTAGGGC